GTTTTTGGACAAAAAAAATGACCGTAACTCGGTCACAACATCCGTAAATTCTTTTGGGTCAATAAGACTTGTCATTATTTTTAGTCAAACTAGTTTATTTAGCAACAACCTATGTGCAATACCTCTAGCATGTGAATTACTTTCACAAAGTTTATTCATCCATATCCTTTCTTCTAATGTCACAGGCACACCATCTGTTGTAATCATTCTACAACAGATGTCCGTAAGCTCTAGTCTATACTTGGTTGATAGCATGTTAACACCCTGCAAGATAAAAAGAAGTACCTCTTGCTTTATTAACTCTTTTAACTAAAGCATCATAGCTTCCGTCAGGAAACACTAACCCTCTAGCAAAATCAAAAGCAGTTTTATACTTCACAAACTTGAAAACTTCATCGTATGTAGATGCAGATACAAGAACACCATCACTGTTCTGTCTCCTCATAACTTTCCAGTTAGTTTGGTCTCCAGTCTTACAATAATAAATGCACCAATGACCTCTTGGATCTGAATCTATATCCATTATTCTCCCTCTGGTTGTTGTTGGATTTTCTTTTTCCTTTTCTTAGGTGGTGTAGGAGCAGTAGCATTCCACATGTTTGGTTTCTGTCTACCTTCACTCTGCTTCAACCACTTCAGTCCTTTCTTATACTTATCATAGTATGTGTCAAATAATTCTACTTGACTATCACCCATAGCAATATCATGTTCTAACTTACCTTCTACTTCATACTGTATTAGGTACGCAGTGTAAGGAAGTTTCTTATCTTCTGCTAGTTTAGGGTCACACTTTTCATGTATTATTTTCAACTTCTATTCCCCCATGATATTTGTGGAAACGCTTCTTCAACACACTGACGTGTAATCTTCCAACGCTTACCGATCTTTCTATCTTTCATAAGAGTTAGCACTTCTGCTTCCTTCTCATGTAATCCCTCAAGTAATTGAATGAACAAAGTCTCACGTCTTGTTTGACTTATGTTAGCACCACCTTTAAAGAACAGATAGAGTTTACGATACTCTTGGATGAGTTGCGTATGCTCTGTACCTTCTGGTGCTTCATTCTTTTTGTACGGAACATCTCCATCTGGGAGCATGGAGATCACACTCTCATCAAAGTTAGCAATAAGAATTGCCCTCAATGCTGGAGAGTTCATCTGCTGTAGAAGTTTAATCTTCTGCGCTTTTGTTTTCGCATTGCTTACTTTTTGTAAGACTTCATTAAGTAATAGTTGCATGATCTATAGTTAGTTTCCTGTTATGATTATTTATTCCTCATCTTCTTCCGCAGTTTCATTTAAGAAACGGACTGTAAGGAGTTCTTCATTGATCCAATGACCATTATCATCTAGCATCTCTGGATGAATATAGTCAACCTCTTCTTCCTGTGAATATAAGAACTGATTTGTCTTATCGTTCCATATCCAACCAACCACACCTCCAATTAATAAAAAGACTAATGATATTGCTGCTGAAAAATAAATCAAGATTGATGAATCCATGTCAACTCCGTGCTAAGTGTTCTTTTCCCACCTAATTTCAAAGTTGAAGTAAACTCTTCTCTTTAGGAGGTTTAATGTTTTATTAATCTCAAACCCTTTAGGTTTGATTTGTTCCTTCGGTTTAGCCCTCCTAAGCATGAGCTCTATACCTTTATTTATTTTAAGTTCACTCATTTCTTTTTAGTACTTACCAATCCTTTATCAAGAAATAATTTAGCAGCTTCAACAAGACCACCAACAGGTTCATTATCTATTAAAACATATGGAAACCCTTTAGCATCTGGAAACTGTGCTGTGAAATCAAACATTGATAAAGAACAATCAGCTTGTTCTCCAACAAGTACCTTCTCGTAAGAAAGTTCTGCTCTATCACATAACTGTCCCATTGTAGCACAGTGAGCACAACCATGAATAGTATAGATTCTTATCTTCATTTCTTTAATTGATTTAATATATGTGTATAGGCATTCATTATATTACCTGTCTCTTTTCTAAACAGATCCTTATCGAAACTTTCATTAGTCTCATCCTCCCATAGACGCATACTATCTGGTGATAGTTCATCTGCTAGAAGTAAATTCCTATCTGCATCATATCCAAACTCTAATTTAAAGTCAACCAATGTCAACCCAATGGATGTAAAGACATCCTTAAGAAGATTGTTAACCTCCATTGCTACTATCTCCATCTCACCTACCGTATCCATATCAAATCCCATCTCTATTATACGTTGTGATGTTAGAAGTGGATCATCTTTCTCATCATCTTTCAAATACAATTCAACCAATGGCCAATTAAACTCAGTGCCTTCTTTAATAGTTGTCTGTCTTACTATAGAACCAGCAGCAATATTTCTAACCACAACTTCTATTGGAATGATCTCTACCTTCTTACATAACATAGTATTAAAACCCTTAGTACCTAAGTAATGAGTTTTAATTCCATACTCCTCTAACTTCTCAAATAATAGTGCTGATATAAGACAGCATACCTTACCCTTATCTTCAGGAAAATCTACCTTCCTACCATTACCAGCAGTAACCTTATCATGAAAATGTATGTACACTCTCTCAGGTTGATCTGCTATACGATAAAGAGATTTTACTTTACCTTCACTTAATAAACAATCTACTAATAATATAGGTGCTTCCTTTGTATAGAAAACATTTGGTTGATCTTTTGAATCTCCACTCATTATTCATACCCCTTACGTAATTTCCAATCGGCATACATCCTACCGAATACCATACCCTCATGAGATTTAATCTCTGCACCATCAAGAAGTTCCTTCTCTCTTTTATTTAAGGTAACTCCTTCCATAGTAGGGTACTCCTTTTCCCACTGCTGAATCTCTTCAATGATTTTAATATCCATAAAAAAATGAGGGGTTTTTAATCCCCTCATTCTATCAGACTATTGTTTAGGTGTCAACCTATATGCACCGAATGCACTAGCAGCAACTGCTGCTACTATGAATAGGATTTCCATTATCCTATAGAAGGTGCAAGTAATGCAACTTCAGATGTCTCAGCAGATGCTAAGTCAAGTGGGAAGTTGTGTGCGTTACGCTCGTGCATAACTTCCATTCCAAGGTTTGCTCTGTTTAGAACATCACCCCATGTAGGAACAACCTTACCATTAGCGTCCACTACAGACTGGTTGAAGTTGAAACCGTTAAGGTTGAATGCCATTGTGCAGATACCCATAGAGGTTAACCATACACAGATAACAGGCCATGATGCAAGGAAGAAGTGAAGTGATCTACTGTTGTTGAATGATGCATACTGGAAGATTAATCTACCGAAGTATCCATGAGCAGCAACGATGTTGTAGGTCTCTTCTTCTTGACCAAACTTGTAACCATAGTTCTGAGACTCATTTTCTGTAGTCTCACGGATAAGTGAAGATGTAACCAAGAACCGTGCATAGCAGAGAATAATGCTCCACCGAACATACCTGCAACACCTGCCATATGGAATGGGTGCATAAGGATGTTATGTTCTGCTTGGAATACGAACATGAAGTTGAATGTTCCTGAGATACCTAAAGGCATTCCGTCTGAGAATGAACCCTGACCGAATGGGTATACAAGGAATACTGCGAAAGCAGCAGATACAGGTGCTGAGTAAGCAACACAGATCCAAGGACGCATACCTAAACGGTATGAAAGTTCCCACTGTCTGCCCATGTAAGCAGAGATTCCGATGAGGAAGTGGAAGATAACCAACTGATAAGGACCACCGTTGTACAACCACTCATCAAGAGTAGCAGCTTCCCAGATAGGGTAGAAGTGTAATCCAATTGCGTTGGATGATGGAACTACAGCACCAGAGATGATGTTGTTTCCATATAAGAATGAACCAGCAACTGGTTCACGGATTCCGTCAATATCGACAGGAGGTGCAGCAATAAATGCTACGATAAAGCAAGTGGTAGCAGCTAATAAGCAAGGAATCATTAAGACTCCGAACCAACCAACATAGATTCTGTTGTTTGTGCTAGTAACCCACTCACAGAACTCGGACCATCCAGATAGGAGACCTTGTTCCCTTTTTTGAAGAGTTGTCATGAGGACAATTTAAATAAGTAGGGCTTCAAAGGGTAGAAGCGATACGATATTTCCACTAATCCCTTCACTAGTGGATATGAAGACATTATAACCCCATGGTCTTGGTTAGGGGGTATGTAAAAAGTGAGCGAATGCTCACTCGAAGTATTTATATTAACATATCTTTACACTTTTTGTCAACACTATTCCCAATATTCATCCAATCTTTCTAGAACGTTGATGAGGATTCTATTTGCTGCCCCTCTCTGTCGATCATCCCATTCTGGATACCATGTTTTTTCATGAAGACCTGTTTTCATCTTCATGATGTAGGCGGTCATGTTGACCTTACTCAGTCGTCCGTTCACAGTTCGTGTCTTCTGACTGATCCTTTTATATCATTTTCTTTTAAGAATGATTTAGCTTCTCTTTGTGTGTCAAAGTACTTAGCAAACCTTGGGTCAAGATCCCAAGAAGTAGCAGAAATAAGATACTCTGTTCTACCACTACGCTTCCTAGTTACTTTCCAAATCACATTGTTTTCTTTATCTGTTGACATGATTATACTAAATGACTTTAATTATTTATCTGTTCTGAAGTACTTATTGATCACATCTATTTGATCCTGATACTTAGCAATCATATCTATTTCTTGTTCGATTGCTTCAACTATATTAGAATGCTCTCCTATACCTACAGGATGTTCTAGATATACCTCAATATTTGCTTTATGTTTAGCAATATCTCCCTTTGCATGTGCTAGAAGTGCTCCTATCAATTGTTCTCTCATATGTAGCATGTTAATTTAAATATCTGTCATTATTTATGACACTTTAGTAATGATCCTCTAATCCTTCAACTGGTATAGGTGTCCAATCCTTACCATAATATTTCTCCAGAATATTATGATGTGGAGCACGATCAAGTACCTCTTGTGGTATCTTAATAGGTTTCGGTGGTTCGGGTGGGAACATCTCTAGTTGTATTTCAGGTATAGAAAAGGTGTCACCACTTTTTCTATGATGACACCAATAGAATGTACCGTCTTCTTTTTTATACAAGTGGTCTGCTTCATGTGGACTCAACAGAACCATCTTAACTATCTTATGAGTAGGCAAGTACCCTACTTCTTCCTTTGTTAGCGACATGATTTATGACTTCTGGTAAAATTGCATACTCCATTCTTTGAATTGCTTTTGTTAATGATTCTATATTATCATCTGGTAATATAGGAACCTCACCTTGCATGATTATCTCTCCACCATCTAACTCTTCATTTACATAGTGGACAGTACATCCAGTTACCTCATCACCTGACTCCATTGCTTGTTCTACTGCATGTAAACCCTTGTACTTAGGAAGTAATGATGGATGGACATTTATTATAGGAGCAGGAAATGCATCTGGATTCTTAATAACCCTCATATATCCTGCAAGAATAATCAAATCTACATTCCATACTCTAAACATTTCTATCATTTTATCTTCATCTTTATGAGGTATCCTCACATGAGGTATTCCCCATTTTGCTGCTCTTGCAATAGCACCACACTTCTTAGTGTTGTGTATCATCAACACAACTTCATGCTTATTGCAGTTAGGATTTGTAATTATGTTCTCGAAGTTGGTTCCGTTACCAGAACACATAACACCTATCCTCATAATAGTTCCTCCATGGTAATTAAACTTTGAAGTTCTAACCCTTCAGCAGCAATAGCATCAGCAGCACCCTCTTGTCTATCAAGGACAGTTGCTACTAGTTCAACAACAAATCCATAATCACGTAAGACCTTTACTGCTTTAAGAGATGATGCTCCTGTAGTAGTTACGTCTTCTAGTACCACAATCTTAGATCCCTTTGGGATATTGTCAAGTGGTCCTTCAATTTGTGATGCAGTTCCATGACCTTTGGGTTCTTTTCTAATTATAAGACCATCTAATGGTCTCCAAACCTGATAACAATGCATCGTAACAGCAGATACCAGTGGGTCAGCACCTAATGTAAGACCTGCTACTGCCTTTACATCAGGTTTAACTAGATCAAGTAGAGATACAGCAGCATAATATAAACCTTCACCATTTAATGTAACAGGTTTACAATTAACATAATGTTTACTCTTCTTACCAGAAGATAAAGTGAAGTCACCTGTACGGTATGCCTTCTCTTTTAGCAACTCAATTAATTCTTCTTTCATAATGGGGGAAATTCACTATTTCTTGCATCGTTAAGACAAGCAAGAGCATCATCTTGAGATAAATGTTCAATTTTCTTTAGCAGTTCTTCTGCTTCAACCTTAGTATGTCCTACATCATATGGTGTAGGAGCATTTTCCAAACAGATCTTAATGATCTTCCATTCTTTTTCAGTAATCATAGTTACCAGTGGTTGTTGTAGTGTCTCTCATCTAAAACTTCATTAATTAGTACCTTAAGTTCTTCCCTAAGTTTAGGTTCAAGTAAAGGTAAGGGTGGGGGGTTAAATGGTGGATAAATTGGTTCACCATTTTCATCTTTAGGATATATATTATCCTTACAACCTTCAGTAGTAGGTCCACTTAGACCTTGTGTATCTATCTTATCCATTAACGTGAATAACCCCCTTCATACCAGCACCAGCATGAGGATCACATTGGAAGTGATAATCACCTGCTTGGTGGAATGTAACTTCAAAAGTTTCACCAGCAGAGAATAATAAATCTCCGTGAGATAATTCTGGATTATCAGCAAACATTACATTATGTGGAGGCAGTTCGTTATTGACAAATGTAACTGTATCTTCAACATTAATGGTTAGTTCACATGGGGCAAAGACCAACATGCCTTCTGAACCCATTTGTATTTCAGCAGCATATGCAGATGATGCTAATGTAAAGGAAAGAAATAAAGAAGTTAACATGATTGTTAACCTAGACATCCACCACATAATTTCGTGTTTGTATTTTGTAATTGTTTTCATATTCAACGACCCATAGGAATACCTGCTGCCATCATACGAGAGATGTTATCAACCTCTTCGCTTGTGCAGTAATCAATAAAATGAGGATGCTCCCTGAGATAGGAAACATCCTCTTTACTGTGTTCTATTGCTTCGTATGCACTCATGGCATACTCACAAATTTCGTATTTCTGTAACTGGCTATCGTGATAACCTACCGTGTAGTGGGACATGATTGTTTCAACTCCACCTATAAGTATAAGTCACTACTAATTATACATCACGGAAACTTAAATGTCAATGATGTATGTGTATCCTCACGTGCCAGAAGGAAGTGCAACTGGTTGTAAATGTGTTGCTCGAATTCGCTTACCACCACTAGTGTCATCGTCATCGTCATCATCTCTAAGAGCACGTAGAAATAGTTCTACTCCTACTAGTACTGCCATTGGATAGAAGCACCAGAGAATTGCTGTGAATGGTGAGATTTGATTTACTACTTCTAGATCGCCCATTGAAAAGAATTGGTGTTGAATTACTATTTAGTTAAACAAAATATGTTGTATAGGTATAAGCACTCACGAGACCCCAGAAAAGGATCATTGCTGCTCTACCATTGGCACGTTGCCAGATTAAAGAATTAGACATTAGAAAATACCTGGAATGATTTGACCTGTAGTGATGTAAGCACCCATTGCTGCAACGAAACCAATCATTGCCATCCAACCATTAAACTTTTCTGCTTCTGGTGTCATTAGAATACACCTGGAATGAGTTGTCCTGTTGTTAGGTAAGCACCAAGACCAGCGATAATGCCAATCATTGCCCAACGTCCGTTCTGTAGTTCTGCGTTTTCTTTCATTGTTCTTAGATTAAAGGGATAGAATTTAAAGAGACCTTGCTTCGACTATGCAATGCCTGGTATTACCCATCCGAAGATGGCATAGTTATGGATTGCTGCAAACAAACCAATCATCGCTAGGCGACCATTAGTTCTTTCAGCATTCTTCCAATAACCTTCGTAGTTCTCAACATACTCCATAGGAGGTTCTGATGAGAAGATGTTTTGCTTACCATACTCGGTAGTTGTATACCGTTTGGCAGTTGTTGAAGTCATTTACGTATTGTAAAGAAACGTTACATAATTATATAGTGAATATTAAATCCTGTCAAGTTTCTTTACATTCGGACTCCCGTACAGAATTAAAGGGGTCTTATAACCCCTATTAGATTAACTTATGTTAAGTAGTTCTCATTAAATAACACAATGCAAAATATGGAGGGATGTTCTTACCAACTCCTGACACTCCTTCATCACCAACAGTAACTGATACATCATGATCGTGTGTTGCATCAATACCTAACTGACCAACAGGACTGTTATCAACATTTCCTGGTGTTAACGGACCATTATTATTAGTACCCTGACTAAAAATACCAGTAACAGTTG